AGGCAGAACCCGCGAAGCCGGATGATCCCGGCAAGGCAGAGGCGAAGGCAGACGCGGCGACCGACCCGGCAAAGGACGCCACGGCCATTGCGCCCCCGGCTCCGGTGAGCCTCGAAGACTTCAAGCTACCCGAAGGCGTGAAACTCGCGGGTGAATCTGCGAAAACTTTCCTGGAGTTGCTCAATAAGAGCGATCTTTCCAAGAAAGACCTCGGCCAAGGAACGCTTGATCTCTATCTGTCAGAGATGACTCGTGCGGCTCAAGAACAGGACAAATATCAGCGAAAAGTATGGGATAACCTGATCACAGGTTGGAAATCAGACCTGCGTAAAGACCCTGAACTCGGCGGCAATCGCCTTGATACATCGCTTTCGATGGCTAAGGCTGTTGTTGAAGAATTTCTCGATCCGGAAGCGGCTGCGAGGCTTTTTCAACATACCGACGATAACGGTAATGGAATGGGGAATTTCCCTGATTTCATCAGGTTGCTCCATAATATCGGCAGGAAGATGAATGTTTTCGAAGATGGCATCATTCGGTCGAATCCAAGTGCGAAGCCCACGGGCAAGACCCCTGGCAATCGCGGCTGGTACGACAATAGCCTGAACGCCCGGACTTAAATCCCTGCGCAGCGACGCGGGCTTAGTGGTGGCTCCGATCGGAGTCACAGATGGCTTTTCTTACCCTCGCCGATATTGGGCGTCACTTCGACCCCAGCGGCAAGATCGCCGATATGGCAGAGCTACTGTCTCAATGCAACGAGATGGTGGACGACATGCCCATGGTGGAGGCGAATGGGCTCACCTCTCACGTTACGACGGTCCGGACATCGCTCCCCAAGGGCAGCTATATCCGTTACTACCAGGGAACGGCTTATTCCAAGTCGAACCGCGCGCAACTCGAATTCGGCATGTCGCTCTTGCGGGATTACTCGCAGATCGACAAAGAGATGTGCAAGCTCGGTGGCCAAGAGTCCGTCCTTCGCGAGAAGGAAGACGTGGCCCACATGGAGGGCCTGTCTCAGCAGCAGTCAACCACGCTGCCTTATGGCAATAGCTGGACATCGCCAGAGCAGTTCACGGGCTTCAGTCCTTATTTCAACACGGTATCTCTCGCCACTGCCCAGAACGCTGTCAACGTATTCGATTGCGGCGGCCTCGGTTCGTCCAATGCATCCATTTGGCTGATCGGCTGGGGCGAATCGACCGCCTACGGCATCTATCCGAAAGGATCGAAGGGGGGCCTCACTTTCGAGGACAAGGGCGATGTGGTGCCCGGTTTCGATGCGAACCAGCTTCGCTTCGAGGCTTACACGAGCATGTTCCAATGGCAATTGGGGCTCGTGGTCGAAGACTGGCGCTATATCGTGCGCCTCTGCAACATCGACACCACGACCGCGGGCCTGCTTGGTCCGACGCCGCCTGACCTCTTTGCGATCCTGGCACGCGCCATCGTTCGGCTGCCGACCGCCGGCCGCACCGTATCGGGCATCACCAAGACCGATGCACCGGACAAGATGTCTCCGGCCATTCGTCTCAAGCTCTACTGCGACCGCACCGTGCGGGCTGCCATGGACGTGCAGGCGATCCGCGACAAAAACGTGCTACTGAGCCCGACCGACTATGCCGGTCGTCCCATCGTCAACTGGCGCAACGTGCCGATCGGTGTGCAGGACTCGCTCCTGAATACCGAAGCCCGCGTCGTTTAAGGGAGGACGGCAACATGCCCCTTCAAGACCAGAACCTCGTACTGTCAAGCGCGCAGGCCGTTACCGTCACGACGCCGTCGACGAACACCTACGACATTCTCAACGGTGCCGCGCTGCTCACTGCCGGTGGCACTTATACGGTCCCGCCGAATTCGATCATCGGCGTCAATCAGACCTTTTTCGGCGAGGACTTGGGCCTCGGCCGTGGCATGGGAACTCCCCAGGTCGTCGGCTATACCGGATCAGGAACTCCCGGCACCGCAACTTCGCTGCAAGTGCAGCTTCAGGGCGCTCCGGACAATGGCGGCGGCACGATCGCGGGCCTCGCGTTCGTCGTCTATATCCAGACGCGGGCGATCCTGCTGGCTTCGATCATCGCATCGCGCCGGCTGTTTGCGTTCGACTTTCCGCGCCGTCAGGAAGGCGATGGCCTGCCGCGCTTCATCAACCTGAACTATGTCGTGGCCGGCGCCAACTTCACTGGCCTGACGATCACCTCCTACATCAACCTCGGCGAGACCTCGGCCCAAGCGACGCTTGGCCAGTACGCCGCGAACTATTGAGGAGGCAGCATGGACAAGCATCGCAGCAAGTTGCTGATCGAGGTCTCTAAAATCCTGCATCCGCTCCACCCGCATATTCACGAGCTACACGAGAAAGCTCGCGGCGAGCACGTCAAGGAGCATGGGGATGACGCCAAGATCGCTGCGGAAGCGGTCGTGGGCCTGAAGGGAGGCACCGGGCTATGAGCGAAACCGAAGGTCAGGCTCCCGAGCCGGAAGGCAATGGCCGGCGCCGCCGCAATACCGAGGCTGATATTCTCGTTGGCACCGAGTTCGAGCATCTGCCAGTCGTGTTTGCGATGCAGAACGATGACAGGTCGATCACCCAGGAACATGATCCCGCCTATCTCTGCCGAGCCGACTGCTTCCTTGGTTCGGGTCGTGAGGTGACGCTTTACGAGGAAAGCTCGATCGTTGTCACCCGCGCGAGTCCCAACATGCAAATGGAACCGCTCAACCGCGCCGCTGCGATCATCTATATCAAATGGTTGCAGCGTCTTCCGCAGCATCGCGCTCCGATCGATGTGGGCGATATGGCGGAAGCGGCTCAGATGCTCGCGGTCGATCCCGAAGTGCTCAAGCTCAACAAGGTTGAGTGGCAGCAGGCCGTTACCAAGCTTGCCGCCGAATTGAAGCTTCGGCGCGAGGGCTTGGACGCGAAGGAACTGCCACCGATCGGTCACAACTTCGCGCGCGGCACCCGCTCGGCAGCTCCGCCCATCCTTGGGGCGAAGATGGCCGACATGAGTCAGCGTTTCCCAGGCGAGACACGCTATGCAACCGCGGTTCCGCAGTTCTCTCCGGGGCCGGCGACAAGGCGCGCAACCGCCGCCCCCATGAACATGCCCGGTGGGCGATAGGAGTAAACCATGGTCGCTTTCAATCCTGCTGGCCCGACCGGCTTTGGCCCGACCGCTGGTCCGACGAATGCGGACGGCGTTGGTTTCGTAGATACCGTCGATGGCGTGCCGACCGCCGGGCCTCTGATCGTTCCGTCGGCTGCGATTCCGCCGCCGACCTTCGGGCAGTTTATCCAAACTCCGGCAACGATTTCAGATGTGTCCGGTGTTCCCTCGCAGAACGCGATTCTTTGCGAGCTGCGGGTGATCTCTACCCTTCTGCAAATGCAGATGGGAGCAAGTGCCCCCGATCTCACGCAGTTGCGTGCCGATGCGTTGTGGGAAACCACACTCGGAAGCTCGGCGGGCATCAACTAGCGTAACCCGAGTAAGCGTAACAGAGTTGTATCCGATTAACCCTGCGCAGCGACGCAGTCTTCGTGGTGGCCTTCTGAAAAGGAAAGTCCCATGCCTCTCTTGCAGGGCGTTGTAAGCGCACCGGCCAATACGTCGAACGCCGATACCTCGAATCCCGTCGCGCTGATGGGCAAGGCCGCCGAGCTTATGGTGGCCGAGCTTCACGGCAAGTATTACACCACGTCTTATCGTGGCACTGCCTTCATCGGAAGCACCGGTGGTGCTGGCGTGGTGCCTCCGATCTATACGACCACCGGCCAGACGTTCGGCGTTTGGAATCGTGCGGGTAACACGCGAAATTGCGTGCCACAGGTGCTCGATGTAGGCATTGTTACCGCTGGTACCGTCGTCGTGTCGAGCTTCTGCCTCAGTCAATCGGCCAGTGCCGGAGCTGCGCTTGCCACCGGCGGCATCTCAGCCTTCACCTCAGGTAATCCGTTCAGCGGCAATATTGGTATCACTGGCGGCAACACCGTGAGCTTCACGCCATCGGCCGCCACCACTCTTGCGGCGACGTTCCTGATGTCGCTAAATTACGGCTTCTTCACTACCGCCGTTACCGCCGCATCACCTGGACCTGGCCTGCACTATGATTTCGAAGGCGGCTTGATCATACCGCCGAACACTGCGGTCTGGGTTGCCAATAATGTTGCGTCGAGCTTCACCTTCGAAGAGACGCTGCGTTGGGAAGAGCCGCCGCTGTAAGCTGCGGTATTGACCTACATTCACGGGCGGTCCGCGCATCGCGGGCCGCTTCATAATTGAAGGAACGATCATGGCGCTAAGCGGAATCTCTCTTGATGCTGCGACATCGACCGGTGCGGGCACCGCGCTAATGTTTGACGAGCCGAAAGACTCGCATACCGTATTCATCATAACCACCGGCTCTCCAAGTAGCTTCACGGTCGTTCTTGAGGGCACGCCTGATGGCAGGAATTGGTTTACTATCGCTACAATAATAAATACTCTTGTGACTAACATAGGACCAAATTGGCCAATGTTAGGCGTCCGTGCAAACATGACGGACCTTTCAGGTGGAGCGTCCCCAACGATTTCCGCATGGATTTCTTCCGCGTGATATTAATGGAGCATTGATGTCTAAATGTATTGTCATGGCAAAGGTGACGACCGCAGATCACGCGGGGCTTCTCGTATGCCATGGCACGCGCCCGGGCGATATCATCGTGCAGGCGATGGCATGGTCCAACGGTGACGACGTTACGGGCGTATTCATGCCAGTGATTCCAGGCCCGGACGTGATCGCGCAAGCCCGACCTGCCCCTGGCATCGAATGCCTAATTGTATTGCAAAGGTTTGTTCCGGATGGAAACTGATATTCACGAAGTTCCGGCACGCCGTCCGCGCGTGGCAATATGCATTCCGTCCTATTCCGACTGGAAGGCGGAGACAGGCTTCGACGCCATTAAACTGGCGATCTATTCTGCTCCTTATGTGGACCTCGTTCCCGTCTTTATCCGCGGTCAGGACACTTCGGCAGCACGCAATCATATTGTCGGGCAACTCCGAGAATTTAAGGATGAACAGGCAATCGATGCGATTCTTTGGATCGATGCCGACATGTCCTTTCCGCCCGATGCGCTGATTCGCCTGTTACAGCATCGCGTTCCGATCGTCGGTGCGGATTATCGCTTGCGCATGCCGCCATTCCCGCGCATCGGCCATTGGATTGATCCGCAAAATCCGTTCGGCGCCTATCTGCCGGTCCCGGATGACGCTCCTTCTGCCGGTCTTGATGACAGATATGCTGTCCTGGGATTTGGCCTCATCCTTACCCGTATGCGCGTTTTCGATGCATGGCCGCGTCCATGGTTCATCCGGCTATGGAATCCCAATGCCACCCGTGTCGATAATCCAGATGGCTTCACCACCGAAGATTCGGTCTTCTGTACGATGGCGCGAGCCAATGGCTTCAAGATTCATTGCGACCTCGATTTGACCAAAGAAGTCTCGCATCTGGGACAAATGAGCATTCCGTGGAATCTTGGTCAATCCAAACCTCACGCCCAAACGAGCGCAGCATGAGCGAACAATACCATTCATCCTCGCAGGAACATGACGGTGCGATTTTACGGCCACTGTTCCATAAAGCCGATTACGCCGTCATCAGACTGCTCGAACAGGTCCTGGAAGATGCCCGCCGTGGCGGAACAACTTCCGTTGCGCTCATTACCGTCAACTGCAATGGCTTCATACAGACGCCATGCCAAGGCGGCCAAATTCGCGAAATAGCCAAAGGTATCGAGAAACTTCGCGGTGATATCGAGCATAGTTACGCCCAAGCCGTCCAAATGGTCGGGAAATATGCCTCCCAGCCAGGATGAGATAGCTGATAGCCTCGACCGCTTCTTCTTCTCCGGTTTTGGAGACAGCCGGCATCCGCAACGGCTCTATCTGATGACGAGCGAGCACCTATTGAAATGGCTCGATCGTGAGGGGCTGACAATCAAGCGCAAGGAATAGCCGATGCCTTGGACCGGAAAATCGTTCTCCAAGCATAACAAAGCGCTGTCGCCAGAGCAGTCCAAGAAGGCCGCTGCACAGGCGAATGCTGTTCTTAAATCATCCAGTGACGAGGGAATGGCGATTGCTGTTGCGAACAAGCAAGCCAAGAAGAAATCTCGCGGTTCCAAATGGTACGACGGGAAATAGCTCATGTGCTTCTCTCTCGTTTGGATCGAGCAAATCCTGATTTGGGCCGTGATCGTAATTGCGGTCGTTGCGATTCTTAAGCTGCTGATCCCCTTCATCCTAAGCCAGCTTGGCGCCAGCGGCAGCGTCATCATGGCGGCAATCAACATCGTCGTGTGGGCGTTCGTTGCGATCATCGTGATTTACATTTGCTTTGCGCTAATCGGATGCCTCCTATCGAGCGGCCACCTAGCCTTTCCCTCTCCGAGGTAACCGATGGCCAAGCATTGGATGAAAGCAGCTTTCGCCGGAAGTCATGGGCAATTCAAAGCCAAGGCTGCGAAGGCCGGCAAGAGCACGGCGCAATTCGCTAGCGAGAAGGAAGATGCGCCCGGCAAACTCGGCAAGCAGGCGCGCCTCGCCGAGGTCGGCATGAAGGCTTCCAAAGGCAAGAAGTGGTACGACCACAAGTCCGGATAGATGGCGAAGTTTTCTCAGAAGGAAGTTCGCTACCAGAACAAACCGAGCGGCAAGGATAGTTGCCGCGGATGTAGACACTTCCTGCCGCCCGATGCCTGCCAAGGCGTTGCTGGCGTGATCAGTCCGGATGGATATTGCGTTCGCTTCGATTCGAAGCCCCGCGGGGCTAAATGGTACGACAAACAGAAAGATTAAACATGCGGTGGCCGTTCCACCATCATCCACCGCCATCCAAGGTTCCACCGAAGCCGGCTTTCATCAGGCGGCTCGATCTTCACCTCCGTTATAACCCGAGGAGTAAACAACCTATGGCTACCGCAACGATTACGATCGTCCTTCCGACCGCACGAACGGATGGGACTTCTTTCGGTCCTGACGAGATCGATCACACCGATATCTTCGATCTTACGTCGCCGACTCCGGATGTGGCGATCGGCACTGTAAAGGGCGCCGGGACGAGTTTCACGACCGATATTCTCAGCGTCGGCGTTCACAACTTCGACGTGGTCGTAAACGACACGACCGGGCATATGTCGGCAGCTTCGAATGTCGCCTCTGTAACGGTGCCGGCAGTTCTCGCCAACCCGAATCCGGCGACGATCACTGCCGTTCTCAATCCGTAAAGGACCCATAACCATGGCCCTCCGCGATCACTACGGAAAAAAAGACGGCAAGAAGGATGGCGGAGGTGGCCATTCCAACAACATGCACGAGCGGCACGCGCAGGAGCGTAGCGAAACTCATGGCCGTCACTCCAAGGCCCGCGATGCGCTCAACAAACAGCATGAGGAAGAACTCATGTCGATGGCGTCGCGTCACGACGACGAGATGGCCAATGCGCCCGGTGCCGGAGCTATGGGGGGCCAGCCTGCGCCCGGTGCGATGAACCAAGCCGGCGCAGGCGCAGCAGCCGGCACGCCAGCCGCGGTCGCGCAGCCGAATGCGGCATAAGAATTCTAGCGGCGGCGTGGAAGGAACACGCTCCCAAGTGTGAGGCCGCAGGGGTTACTGTCGGGTTACTCGGCCATTTGCAGAGCCTGCTGGTTTGAAGATGTCCAGGCGAGTTTCCTGCGGTGGCAAAGTCCGGTCATACTGTTGCGGTGAGACCAGTTGAGGGGGATGGGACTGCGCTCACTGCTGATGGTCCCGCATAGCCGGTATCAAGCCCGGTCCGCTAGAACATTCATTTCGGAGAAAATAATGGTCAGCCTTGCCAGAACTCCCGCTGAGCAGCACGAAATGGGCTTGCCATCGATGGCGGTGCAATCATCTGCCCCGCAATATCCCTATGGCTGCTGCATCTGCCTCGACGATGAGCTGATCGAGAAGCTCGGCCTGTCTGGCGATATGCCGGCGCCCGGCGATTATATCGAGTTCACGGCAACTGCCATGGTCACCAGCGCGCACAAGGACGCGTCTACCGGCAAGTGCCGCGTCGAGCTGCAAATCATCGACATGGATGTGACCGAGCAGGAAGACCCGGCTACGGAGGCCATGGAGCGTTCGGAGGCTAGGCGTGGCCGTTTCTATGGCGGCACCAGGGAAGAAGATGAAGATGCCGCGTGACCCTGGCACGCGCATTATCAGATTGCGGAACAAAAGGAAGCTCAACTATGTGGGAAACCCTGCGCTTAACTACGTTGTGCGCCCTTGGCCTCGCGATCAGTACCGCCGCCAACGCACACACCGTCACCCTGACGTGGACGTGGCCGACCCTGCGGCAGGACAGTACGGCGCTGCCGCTGACGGCGATCGGCGCTTTCGTCGTCTATGACGCGACGCTTCCCGTACCAGGGCAGCCTGGGACGATTGTTGCATGCCCAGTGACCGTACCGCCGACGACGGCAACTAGTGCCTGTACGACACCGACGCTGAGTGCCGGAACGCACACCTTTGTCGTACAGGTCAACGATAACTCAACTCCGGTCAATCCGGGTGCTGTCAGCGGTGGAGTATCCGTAACGGTTCCGGCATCTGGACCGGCCGCCGTCACCAACCTGACGCCCGGGCTTAACTAGCCGTCATGTTCATTCTCATCCTGCGAACCTGCGTTATTGCTGGGTCGTTGCAGCCGGCCGGCACGACGCTTCAGGTCGCCGACAACTTTGTGCTCAACGGCAACGTGAAGGCGGTTGCGGCCCCCGTCGTTCCTGTCGTTATCCCGGTCGTCATTCCAACGCCAATCGCACCTGCAAGCGGAAGCGTGCGGCTGCTCACTGCCTCCAATATCGGCAATACGAACGTTCCGGCGGGAACCATCCTGCCGCCCGGCACGCCGACGACTGCCACCCGCACGACCGCGATCTCCTCTAATGGCAGTAAGGGTACGGAACAAAGTCTCGTGCAGGTCTTCACCAATGGCGTCTGGACAACCGTGAAGGTGAAATCATGACTCAGACTTGCCGTCTTCGCGCCCGCGCCCAGATGCATGGCGAAATCCGCGAGCCCGGCTATGTGTTCCACCTCGATGATCACGAGATCGGGCCGCATCGCACCGTCGTTGCAGCGCATGAGGTAATCGACACCCTCAACGATAACGTGCGCAAGCCACCCGAATGCGTCGACGAGCCGCTGTATCAAGTGCTGATCGGTGACGTGTGGCAGAAGCCGGTACTTCCGGCGAAGGAATAATTGAGATGAATAAGACGGCTGCGAAGTTTGTTGGTGTTGGAGGATTTGCGGCGGGGCTCGGCATCACAGCCCTGATGGCCCAGATCAATTTCTATCCGCCGATCAATGCGGAATCGTTCAATTATTCCAGAACCATCACGACCGGATTGACCTATCAGATCATAATGCCGTTCGCGACAGCATCGCCGGCCATTCCGAATCCGCGACATTCGCTGACGATACAAAATAATCAAATTTCCGGGACTGACGTTTGCTATGTCATATTCGGAAATAATATTCAGCCATCTATCACCCCTGGCACAACGACGACATCAAGCAACATTACCGTGCAAGGGCAGACCATAACGGTCGCTTCGGCGTCGATAGTCTTAAATCCAGGGCAAGCCTATACGCGCTATTTTCCGTTCGTGAATCAGGATGTCATCTTCGCGACATGCTCGACCACGGGAGACAGCATCTATGTCGATATTCAGTAGAATCCTGTTTTTTCTACTGCTGTCGGTATTGAGGGCTGGGGCCGTCGAGGTTCCGGGGCCGAGCGCTTCTCTGCTGGCCAATCCGACCTATAGCGGCGGGATTGGACTAATCTATAGTTGCGTCACCAACTATTACGTCGCGACGACCGGGAACGATGGCAACAACGGAAGCATCGGTGCTCCCTGGCTTACGATTCAACATGCTAATGCGCTCACCCGTTCCCCAGGCGATTGCATCAACGTCGCAGCCGGCACGTATGTTTGGACAACCGCATTTACGACCTCGCGGGGCGGCAATCTTGCTGCGCCGACGGGTTATGTCGTCTATCGCTGCCAGACGCTCAATGCCTGTTTGATCACCAATAGCGGTGGCGCGACTGGAAATTTCTGGGCCGTCACCGCGCCCTATGTCGTCATCGATGGATTCGACATCAACGGCGGAATCGATCCAAACTCATATTTCGGCGGAGCCGTGGCGTGCATCGTGTCCAGCATTCCGAGCACGACGACGCCAAGTCATCATCTGTGGATTCTCAACAACAAAATCCACAATTGCAATCAGGCTGGAATCGGGCTTCAGGATAGCGAGTATTATTTTTCCATCCACAATGAAATATACAACAACGCGTGGCAATCCAGCTTCCAGGGCTCCGGCATCGGCTACGTCTCCCTGAAGCGTCTAGGCGACAACCTCAATCCGTATCCACCCTATACGCGTACCGCAGCCGACCTCACGATTGCGCCGTTCAATAATATCGTGTCATTCAATTTTGTGCATGACAACGGTTGCCCGCTTTGCACCAGCTTTGCAGCATCGTTCACCACGACGGCAAGCACTCATTCCAATCTCACGCTCGATACTTTGGCGTCGGCCGGAACGTCCGTTTCGTTCACCGGATCGATTGCCGGCACGACATTGACTGCCCCGGCTTCTCCGGCTCTCGTCGTGGGACAGGTGCTTAGCGGCGCCACATCGACGGCCGTCAGCCAGAGCACGGTAATAACCGGCGGTTCCGGCACGACCTGGACCATCAACAATTCACAGACAGTCGGCAGTCAGGCAATGACTGCGGCGACGCTCGTGCCGATGACCCTGATTGCAGGACCATGTGTTCAGCCGATGACGTATATCAGCTCAATCGTCGCCGGCACTATTACGATGACGAGGCCAGCGACATGCACGCAAGCCGGCGGCACCTATATTTTCTATACAGAAAATGGAGGCCATTCTGACGGCAACGGCATCATCATGGATACGTTCTGCGGCGTCTCCTGTGGCGGAACGGGAACGCAGGATTATAACTATGTCAATAACCAGACATTGGTCTCGTTCAACGATTCACAGTTCAACGGCGGTCGTGGCGTCCATATGTTCGGGACGTACTATACGACGGTCGCGAATAACTCGACATATCACAATGGGCTTGATCTCAGCTTTCAGGGATTAGTCGCTGATCTTAGTCAATCCGGAACAATAAATGGAGCCTGGTACAGCAACGTCGCCTATGCAGTCGATACGATTAATCCGTACTGCTTCGGCGGCAATCAATGCACAAATTCAATGATAGCCGGAAATGGCAGGTTGGTCGATACGAACCTCATATATTTCAATAATGTCATTTTTGGTTCAGGTGGACTTAAATTATTTAATAATGATACGACGTATTGGGTTAATGCCAATAATAAGCCGAACAAGGACCCTTTTTACGTCGATGAAACGAGCGCGACAATCGGAAATTTGCATCTCCAAGCCACATCTCCCGCTATCGGTTATGCGTTTCCGAGCGCGTTTTTCTATCTCCCCAAAGGGACAAATGATGCCGGTGCCTACCAAAGCGGAAGTTCGGGAATATTCTCCGTAAAGGCATTCGCCATCGCGCCACAGACGGGCGGCAACATCGCAAACTTTGATGGCGGTATCAGCACGGTCAGCAATGTATCGATTCCGACGCCGCTTACATGTTCGCAGGCAACATCGTTTCTTGCCCGTACATCAGGCTTGGACAGGGTCCATATCGACGGGTATTCGAACTTCATTTGCGGCCTGGTCGTGGACGGCGTGTTCGCAAAGCTCGATGTGCTTTACATGTTTGCGACGCAAAATGCTCCGACCTCGCTCCTTAATCTTGTATCCGCGAGCTTTAACGGAACTGCAAGCGGAAGCCCTCCGTGGGTTCAAAATAAAGGTTACACAGGAAACGATGCGGCAACGCCAACCCGGTTTATAGACACGGGATATATTCCGTCGAGTTCGGGTGGCCATTATGCGCAGGACAGCGCTCACTTGTCGGTATGGAGCTTGACCAATACGCAAGACAGCAGCGGCGGAGACGCCATCGGAACAGCTAATGTCGGATTCACACGGTTAAGGCCGCGGCTTAATGACGATAATTTCTATGTTGATATCAACAATAGCGCGTTCAATTTTACAGTATTTGCCAATACGGATTCGACCGGTCATTATTTGGGCAACCGCACGGTATCGACGACGATGACGGGATACAAGAACGCCTCGCTGGCCATCACGGCAGCGGATACATCCGCGGCGCAGAATTTCAGTCTCTATGTGCTTGCAACAAATGATAGCGGAAATGCGATAAATGGCAGCGGCAAGCAGATTGCCATGGCAAGCATCGGTGGCGGCCTCACGCAAACGGACATCACCAATCTTTGCCACAGGACGAATATTTATCTGACGGCAGTCGGCGCAGCCGCCAGCGGGATTTGCTGATCCTATGACCAGCCCCGTTGACCTTTGCAGCATGGCCCTCGGCCAGCTCGGACGCTCGGGGACCCCGGGCATCGCCAGCATCACGAGCATCAGTCCGCCATCGCCTCCGAACAGTGTTGCTGCCGCGACGGCCGCGCTCTACTATCAGACGCAGACGGACGCCGTCTTTCGGGCCGCGCATTGGAATTCCGCCCGTGTGCAAGTAGCGCTGACCTTGCTGAAGGCCGCCACTGGAACGCCTGAGAATCCCGCCGGCACGACGCTGCCGCTCCCGCCGATCCCTTGGCTTTATGAGTATGAGTATCCCGACGATTGCCTCTTGCTGCGTTTTGTCATGCCGCAACCGCGGCAGTTTACCGGCTCCGTCACCACAGCACTGATGACGAACCTCGGGGCAATCAATATGCCCCTCGTTACCACATCCATGCCGTTCGTTCCCGCCATCGACAGGGACATGGACGGAAATCCGGTCAAGGTCATTCTCACCAACGCTCAGCTTGCCCAAGGGGTCTATACGGCGCGCATCGCCAACCCCGATCTATGGGACGCGAGCTTGCAGAATGCCGTCATCGGCACGCTTGCAGCATGGTTCGCGCTACCGATCACGGGTGATAAAGCTCTCACATCCATGCGGGTGCAACTCGCGGTGGGGCTGATCAACGCCGCCAGGATGTCTGATGGCAATGAGGGGATTACAACCAGCGATATCCGTGTGGATTGGATGGAGGCCCGCAATGTCGGGGCTGGCTGGAGCGGTCTCTTCTCTGGAGAGACAAGCGGTCCATTCATTGCGAATTGGGCGGCGATCGGCATGCCTGACGGAATTTCCTATTGACGGTCACCCTAATAAAATCCTCCTTTAGTAGCGGCGAGCTTTCGCCCAGTACTTGGGGAAGGGTCGAAGCGCAGAAAGTACAGCAAGGCTGTTCCGTCATGCGGAACTGCTTCGTCTCGTACAAGGGACCAGGATCGTCGCGCGCTGGCTTGGCATGGGTTGGTCAATCTCTCACTCCGGCCTCTCCGTCCTCGTTGCCGCCAGTTCTAAAGACATTTCAATTCAATATCTTCCAGTCCTACATTTTGGAATTTGGCGTCGACGTCAATGGCACACCCTATATGCGGGTGATTGCTAACGGCGGCTTCGTTCTCGAAACGCCGAAGGTCGTCACCAATGTCACCCAGGCGAATCCTGCGGTCGTCACATCGGCTGCCCATGGCTTCGTAAACGGAGATTGGGTCTTCGGGAACGGCTTCGTCGGCATGACGCAGCTCAATTCCAGGACATTCGTCGTCGCGGGCGCGACGACTAATACGTTCACGCTTAATGGCCTCTTCAACAATCCGATCAATTCTATCGGCTTCGGAGCCTACGTCTCAGGAGGCACCTTCGCTCGCCTCTTCACCAATCGGCAGATTCCTTATGCGCTTCCAGACCTGCAATATCTCAAGGTCGTGCAATCCGCAGATGTGATGACGCTATGCTGCGTTAATCAGGCGACCGGTACTGAATATCAGCCGGCCGATCTTTCGAGGTTAGCAGCCAACAATTGGAATTTCGTCACCACCACTTTCGCATCGGCGATCGGCGCGCCCACCTCGTGCGTCGCTGTGCCTTCGACCACCGTAGCCAACAACGGGACTGGCAACGCCTTTAACGTGCCTGCCGCTCAATATGCCTTCTGCGTCACCGCGATCGATATCAATGGCGAGGAAAGCATTGCATCGCCCATCGCCTATACACCCAATGGCACAAACGCCGTATCATCGGTCGATATTGCCATTACGGCCGGATCAATTACCGTGACGTGGGCTGCGACATCCGGTGCCGTTTCCTACAACGTATACAAAGCGCCAGCCGCGGTGTGGAACACAGGGCCAACGCCGGGTAATAATCCACCCCAGAGTGTTCCGATCGGATCAGCATTCGGCTTCGCCGGTTCTGCGGTCGGTACGCAGTTCGTTGACAATAATGTGTCGCCGGATTTTACGGTCACGCCGCCGCTTCATCTTAATCCGTTTTCGCGCGGCCAGATCATAAGCGGTACGGTCACGGCCAACGGCACCGGCTATACTCAGGCGACCGTATCCGCGTCGATCACCACGGCGACCGGCTCCAATGCAATCATCATTCCAATCATCGTTTCTGGCGAAGTCGTGGGTTTCATCGTGGAGAATCCAGGCGGAGGCTATTTGCCAGGAAACGCCCTCGTTATCTCCGATTCCGGAGGAGGAACGGGCGCGACAGGTTTCGTCACCATCGGTCCGCAAACCGGTACCTACCCCGGAGTCCCCGGCTATTTCCAGCAGCGGCGCATTTATTCCGCTACGCTCAACAATCCGGACACGATGTTCTTGTCTCAGACCGGCGCATTTACGAACATGGATTCATCCGATCCGCCGATCGATAGCGATGCGATTGTGATGACACCCTGGGCGCAACAGGTCAACACGGTGCAATGGACGCTGCCAATGCCTGGGGGCTTGATCGTCGCTACCGGCTTGGATGCGTGGCAGGTGGCCGGAACGTCGGGCGCAGGCTCGCCGCTCACGCCCGCCTCCGAGAGCGCGCAACCGCAGGAGTCCTATGGCTTCTCCCCGCGCGTGCCACCGATCCGAGCCGGCTACGACATCCTCTATGTGCAGGAACTCGGCTACACGGTCCGCGATCTTCAATACAATTTCTTCTCCAACGTGTACGCCGGCAACGACCTCTCCGTCCTCTCCAATCAACTATTCGAAGGTTTCCAGATCATCTCATGGGGATGGTCGCGCATACCTTGGAAAATCGTTTGGGCCGTGCGCGACGACGGCAAGGCTTTGTCTTTGACATACGACAAGGAGGAACAGCTTGCCGGCTGGGCGAGACATGATACCAACGGCCTCTTTCAAAGCGTCGCCATCGCCAGCGAACCGCCCGTCGATGTGCCATATTTCGTGGTGAAGCGCTTCATTCCCGGAAGCGCCTCGGTGCCGATCGGCCAATGGGCCTATTACATCGAGCGGATGGACAATCGTTTCTGGGATGGCCCTGAGGCGCCGTGGTGCATCGACGCCGGCCTGGCGCTTGGACAGCCAGCCCCGAACGCTACGCTATCAGTAGCCACCGCAGTGGGGCCGGGAAACATTACCGGAGGCTTCGTCTCCAATGGAGGGCAAGGCTACACGAATCCATCAGGCCAGATCATCGATCCGGCTGGTACGGGAACGGGCGGTCAGATCGCCTTTACACAAGCCGCTGGTGTGGTGAATGGCTTCACGATCGTAGCGCAGGGCCAGAACTATTCGCCGAGCACCTTTGTTATCATCAACGATCCGACCGGCGCCGGTGCAAACTTCGTGCCATTCGTCTCGCAGAACGTGCTTTTCAATGCTTCTGCGCCGGTCTTTGGCAACACAACTGCGGGCGATGTGATCCGTATCGGAGGCGGGCAGGCGACCGTCAGTGCGGTCAATACGCCCTCCCAAGTGCTTGCCGCCATCACGGTGCCGATCGTCAAGACGATTCCGAACGATCCGAACAAGCTTCCGATTCCCGCCTCTTCCGGAAACTGGACGATCACCACGCCCGTCACCGTCATCACCAATCTCAATCACTTGGAGGGAATGCAGGTCACGGGATTGGCGGATGGGCAAGTGATTCCGCTCACCACCGTCGTAAACGGAACCGTTACGCTCGGAACGGCCGCTTCCTCGATCAAGATCGGTCTGCCCTTCGTGGCGCAGTTGCAGGCGCTTCATCTTGAGGAAGCTTCGCAAGGCTCGATCCAAGGCAAGCGGAAGGTGGTGAAGGGCGTCACGGTGCGGCTGGAAGCAAGCCGTGGCGTTCAAGTCGGGGCAAATCAGCCAGTGGCCTCGACGCTCGACTTCCAGCAGGAAATCCCATGGTCGAACATGACGGATTTGCCGGAAGTGCCGAATGCGGGAATTCCCACGGCCGCGCTGCCGCTGTTCTCCGGCGACAAGTTCATGCCGATCGGTGACGATTGGGCCAATTGGGATGGCTGGCAAGCGAGCCCAGGAATGGTTGCGGCACAGCAGCTTCTACCTCTCCCTATGAACATAGCCGCATTTGTTCCAACCTTCGAAGTGGGCGACCAGAACGGATAGCGGATGTACCTCATCCGTGAAGCCGAGATCGCTGATATCTACCGTCTCGCCCGCAATCTCCGCGACGGCGATCGCCTTGAAGTCACAAGCCTTGGAACGACGCCGGCCGAAGCCCTGCGGAAGTCTTTCAAGCACGCGATCTTCCGCCGCACCGCGCTGATCGAAGGGCAGATCGCGGCCGTCTGGGGCTTGGGCGGTTCGATGCTGGGCGACATCGGCTATCCGTGGCTCTTGACCGCGCCGATCATCGAGACGCTTCCGCTGTCTTTCGTTCGTGAGGCCCGAGGGCAAGTCTGGGACATGATGAGCAGGAAGCGCCGACTGGAAGGACTTGTGGCGGCTGATTATCGCTGTGCTTGCCGATTTCTTCAGGTGCTAGGATTTACGTTGGACGAACCGCAAGCGACACCGCCGCATAACGTGAAATTCCGCAAGTTTTGGATGGCTGTCTGAAATGGGCATTGATCCGGTTTCGATGGCTGTCATAGGTGGGCTGGGAGTTGCGACCTCAGCATACGGCCAGTATGAGAGCGGCCAAGCCGCCTCGGCCGCAGCAGCTTATCAGGCGCAAGTCGCGGCCAATAATGCAAAGATCGCTCGGCAAAATGAAGTCTGGGATGCTCAGGCCGGAGAGGCTGCGGCCGTCAATCAGGGCCTCAAGACGCGGGCTATCATCGGCAAGGAGAAAGCCTATGCGGCGGCTTCCGGAGTCGATGTGGGCACCGGATCAACGACCGCAGTGCGTGCCGGAACCCA